GAAATGAAGAAAAGTTCTGTCAACAAGGCGGACATCAAGAGCGCACTGCAGTCCGTGGAGAAGGCGCTTGGGACGCTCGAGATCAAGGTTAAGGACGGGAGCGCGACCGACCTGGTCCGGTTGCTGCAACTGCGCAAAGACCTGATGGAGGAGTTGACTAACGAGGGCATTGAGGAAATCAGGGTGACATGGGTGGAACCGAAGGTCGAATCCGTTTCCGAGAAATAGCGTACGAGCCACTGCCGTCGCAGAGGGACTTTCATCAGTCGAATGCAGCCTTTAAAGGCTTCTCGGGACCGGTGGGGTCAGGCAAAAGTCAGGCGCTGTGCCAGGAGGCATTGCGGCTTGCTTACCTGAACGTCGGGCGATGGGGACTGATTGGCGCGCCAACTTATCCGATGTTGAAGGATGTTACGCAGCCGGCGTTTTTCGAGATCCTGGATGCCAACTCGATACCATACGAGTTTAACAAGGGTGACAACCTACTGACGCTGCTCGACACCAAGTCAAAGGTTCTGTTTCGCTCGATCGATGAATATGAACGCTTGCGGGGGACTAACCTGGCGTGGTTCGGCTTAGACGAACTTACGTACGCTCCTGAGGAGGCGTGGCTCCGGCTGGAGGCGCGCTTACGGGATCCCAAGGCGACGCATAGGTGCGGATTCGCCGTGTGGACACCGCGCGGATTCGACTGGGTGTATCGGAAGTTCATTTCCGATCAAGTGCCGGGCTACCACGTTACTCTGGCTAAGCCGTACGAGAACCGATTCCTGCTTTCCAAGGTGCCGGAGTATTACAGCCGGCTGCAAGCCAGCTATGACGATGCTCTTTTCAAGCAAGAGGTCATGGGTGAATACCTGCACTTGCATGCGGGCCTGGTGTACCGGGCGTTCCGCAGAGCTGAACACGTGACGAATCTGAAATACGAGCGCTATCTGCCGCTGTTGTGGTCGTTGGACTTCAACTACAACCCGATGAGTTCCGTGGTGGCTCAGAACGTCCGCGGAAAGATCCATGTGCTGGACGAAATCGTGATCCGGGGTGCGACTACGGAAGAAGCGTGCGAGGCCTTCTGCACGCGATATCCGAACCCCGCTGCGGGGGTGGTGGTTTATGGAGATGCCTCCGGATATGCGCGGAACACCGCCGGTCCTACCGATTACGACGTCGTACGGGAGACCTTGCAACGATCAGGCATTCGTGCGGAATACCGGGCACCCCACGCGAATCCGCCGGTGCGCACCAGGATCAACCTGGTTAACTCGACGCTGCATAGCGCGAGCGGAGAGACCGGCCTTCTGATCGATTCCAATTGCAAGGAGTTGATCAAGGACCTGGAACAAGTCGTTTACAAGGGCGACACGCTGGAGATCGACAAGGACAGGGACAGAGGACGTACTCATACCTCTGACGCCCTTGGCTACCTTGTGTGGCAGGAATGTGGATCGCGGGGATCGATTGGGGAACAGAACCGACCTCTACTTTGGTGAGTGAATGACATGCGGAACATCGATCGGGAGCATCCCGAGTATACAGCAAACAGGCCGATGTGGAGTAAGTATCGAGACCTGTACGTCGGCGGCGAGCAGATGCGGCGGAACGCAGTCGCGTATCTATACCGTCGCAACAAGGAGCCGAATGAGGTGTTTGCGGAACGCCTAGGCCAGGTATTCTACGAGAATTACGCCGGCTCCATTATCGATTGGTACGCCGCCACGCTCATGCGGCGGGAACCAGTATTGTTGTTCGAGGGCCAGGAAGCCGGCAAGTCCTATTTCAACCTGCTGGCCGAAGATTGCGATCTCAAGGGTACAAGCCTGTGCGAGTTCTTCCGGCAGCAGTTCATACGGGCGCTGGTCTGGGGTAAGAGCTATATCGCGATCGACTTTCCGAAAATCCAGGAGGCCCCAAAGACGAGAGCTGAGGAAGACGCCTTGGGCCGATCGCGCGCTTACCTCGTGGATTATTCGCCCGAGGAGGTCATTAACTGGAGCCGAGACGGCGAAGGCCATCTAGAGTGGGCTGTCATTCGTACAGAGAGCCTTCGCCAGGCGACTGTTACCGACGGCGAGTGGAAGAAGGTGACTCGCTGGCTTTACTACGATCGGCAAAAGTACAGGATTTTCGAGCGGGCGGCGGAGAATCAGCCGGTCCTGATGGTGGACGAAGGTCCGCACGGGTTGGCCGCACTCGGAATGGTGCCGCTGTTTACGTTACAGGTGAGCGAAGGGCTCTGGCTCATGAACAAAGCCGCGCTGCTGCAACTGGAGCACTTCAATAAGTCGAACGCGCTCGCCTGGGCGCTGACGATGGGACTGTTTGCGATGCCGGTCGTCTATTCCGAAAAGCAGTGGAATCAGATTGTCGGCGAATCCTATTACATTCAGCTCGGCGCGCAGGACCGGTTCGGTTGGACAGAACCGGAGGGCAAGGTATATCAGATCGCGGCAGATAATCTGGTCCGGCTCAAAGAAGAAATCTACAGGGTTTGTTACCTGATGACGCAGGCGGGCGGGAGTGCAGTGAGCAACCTGGTGCAATCGGGCGTCAGCAAGCAGCGCGATTTTAGCATCACGCAAGAAGTGTTGCGAGCGTACGGTGACGCCGTTAAGGAGAGCCTCAAACAGGTGCTGCGTGCGATTGCGTCGGCACGGCAGGACGATTTAAGCATCGAGGTGCTGGGCCTAGATGAGTTTGACATCGGCGACTTCGGCAACGAGTTGGATGACGCCAAGAAGCTGCTGGAACTGGGGATCGGGTCGCCCACACTCAAGAAACAGTTGTTCAAGAAACTGGCTTTCAAGTATTTCTGTGATGCGCGGCAAGAGGTGAAAAACCAGATTGCCTCGGAGATCGACCAGTTGTAAGTTCGCGCGCCGGCAGCATCGACGATGGCGAAACAGCAAGCCTTTGGAAACGGGAGGTGGCATGGAAGAAACGGATGTTCAGAGTATCGTGCAGCAAGCGTTGCAGGAGTTTGTCCGGCAGCAACAGACTCAAAGCGAACCGGCTTATAAGACGGAGTTGCAGGAGGAACGTAAACGTCGCGAGCAGCTAGAGCGGCGGCTGAACGAAGTTATAGAAGAGAACAAGCGCAGCCGCCAGGCTGCTGCAGAAGCCGAGCGTGGATCCGCGATCCGGGCTGAGTTACAGCGACTGGGAGTCGCAAAGGTCGACCTTGCGTATAAGGCGGTGCAGGACGCTATCGTGCGCACCGAAGATGGCCGACTGGTGGCGAAGGCAGATAGCGGCGAGACAGGGATGAAAGAGTATCTTTCGGGGTTTGTGACGGAAAATCCGGAGTTTTTGCCGGCACGAATCGCCGGCGGATCCGGAGTGACTTCGAGTCAGAAGGCGGCATCCGGAGGCGGAGAGCCGATCGACCTGGAGAAGATCCGGCCTGGTATGAGCCGGGAGGAAATGGAGCGCGTGCGACAGGAGATCGTGCGGATCGCTTCACAAAAGTGAAATAGGAGAAGGAATGCCAGCAATTACTTCAGCAAACTTAGCTCATGCGATTGTGAAACTGGTGGCGGCCGACGCTTTGCCTGCCCTGGTGGGGAACCTTGTGATGGGGAACCTGGTCAATCGCGATTTCGAACCGACACTGGCCCAGGCCGGCGACACGGTAAACATTCCGGTGCCGCCGTCCATGGTCGCCAACAACCTGATCGAGGGTGGTTCGGTGGTGACGCAGAATCCGGATCTGGGGAACGCTCAGATCGTTCTGAACACGCATGCGGAAGCAACCTTTCAGATTCCGGACGTAACAAAGGTCATCGCCGTGCCGGATCTGTTGAAGATCTACATGCAGCCGGCGATGGTGGCGATCGCCGAGCGCATCGAGACCGACCTGCTGAGCCTTTATGGTGGCTTTTCTTCGAACGCGCCGGTGGGTACTGCCGGCAGCCCGATAACGGAAGCGACGATCGACGCTGCAGAGACCGCGCTGTTTCAGGGTAAGGTTCCGATGGCCGAGCCGAAGTACCTGGTGGTGGATGCCGCCACTTATTCGCAGCTTCGGCAGATCAGCCGGTTCAGCGAATACAATTCCGCGGGCGACGCGGGTCTGCGGGCGCTGATCGATGGCACCGTCGGCCGGATCAAGGACTTTTTTGTCTTCCGTTCACAGTTTGTCGCCAAGACCGGCAGCCTGCCGACGACCACGCACAACCTGGCGTTCGCAAAGAACTCGATCGGCCTGGTGATGCGCCGTCTGCCCCAGCCGATGGCCGGCACTGGCGCCGTGGCGCATTACGCCGAACTCGGCAACTTCGGTATGCGAGTGACTATGTCCTACCAGCCGAACACCTTATCCCAGCAGTTTACGGTGGACGTCCTCTACGGATGCGCGGTCATTCGCAATTCGAATGGGGTGCAGGTGAATACCTAGTTTCTTCTGCAAGCTGCGGGCGCCGATCGCAACATCGGCGTCCGCGAAACGAAAAAGGGGAGATTCGACACTATGGATATTCGAGTTTACTACCGGAAGATTCGAGAAAAAGAACAGGAACTATCTGAAGATCCAGTTATCGTGCGGAGCCTGGAAACCGGTGACGGCGGTAAACCCGGCATTTTCACGGAAGTGTCCCGGCACACTGGGGCCAAGCTGATTGTGGAAGGCCGAGCGGAATTGGCATGCCCAGAGGATGCCGCCAGGTTCCGGCAGTCGGTCAAAGACGCGAAGACAGCTGCCGACGAAGAGGAAGCAGCCAGACGCATGGAATTCACGTTTGTGCCGGCGGGCGAGGGCAGGAAAGCCACGTCGCGTAATCCTAGGACGTAATCGCAATGGCGCTATTCACAGATGGTCCGATTGCGGCCACCGAGGATCTGACAAGTCAAGACTCGGCGGTGCTGACGGTGGCCAGCACGGAAGGAATCGACCTGAGCAAGAAGCTTGGCCTGGCCATGGACGAGCTCGCCATGGAACTCGGCGGTCTGCTGCCTGTGGCCGGCGGGCTGAATCACGTAGCGGTTACGACGGCGCTGAAAATGTGGCACACATTTCGGACGCTGGAACTGGTGTACCGGGATGCATACCATAGCCAGCTGAACGATCGTTACGCCGGAAAACGCGATCAGTTCGTCGCTCTCGGGAAGTGGGCCTTCGCTAAGTTGCTCGAAAGCGGATTGGGGGTCGTCCATAATCCGATTGCAAGAGCTCCGATGGCCGATCTCTCGTACTTCACCGGTCCGCAGTCAGGCGCCGTCTACTATGTTTGCGTTTCCTGGACAGGAGCAAACGGTGAGGAGGGGGCCGTGGGCGAGTGGAACGCGATAACGGTGCCAGAAAACAACGTGTTGTCCGTGCGCGCCTCGCATCCGCCAGCTAATGCGGCCGGCTGGAACGTCTTCGTCGGGCTATCACCGGATTCGATATGCCAGCAGAACTCATCGCCGCTGGCGCTTGGTCAACCGTGGCTGCAAGAAGCCAGTGTATCTGTGACAGGACGTACACCACACACTGGCCAAACAGAAGATGCGCTCGTGGCGATTACGAACGCTCTACAACGAGGTTAAGCATGTCGAGACCCGCGAATGCAGTTACCGCCAAGGTCGTCACTTTGCTCAAGGGAAGCGCCGGCGTTAATGCCAATCTGGATGCAATCGGCCAGCTCGAGCAACTGCCCCTGGCAGCGCTGACTGACAAACAAATCCGCCCCCAGAATGTTTCCGCCGAGTTGTCGGATAAGAGCGCAGATATTGGCTATCCCGCGATTTTTGTCTACTGCGACAAGGTGGCCAACCTGCTGACCGAAAAGTTTCGCGCGTTTTCCGGTAAGGCCCACATGGTTGTGGAAGTTAGGATGTCGCAAGACCGCACGGACGGGCTCGAGAAGTTGATGCAGCTGTACGTGGAAGCAGTAACCCAGATCCTGGAACGGAGCCAGGGCAATTGGGGCCAAGGAATGTATTACACCGGCGGCTACGAAGTGGCATTCGGTCCAGTAAAACACGGCGGTCGGAATTTCATCCAGATCGCAAAGATCACATTTGAAGTGGGGGCGAGCAACAACTGATATGTCTTACATCTCTTCCAATCAGAATCGCTTTTACGCAGCGCTCGAGAACGGTTACGGCCAGATTTCAGCAATCACTGCGAATCATCGAATTCCAGCTGTTAAGTTGGCCACGCGACAGCAACTTGAAATGCCGGACCGGAAGGACAAGACCGGAAGCCGGACATTCACCGGCGTACCGGCGGGCGGCAGGCGGCGCACGACTTTTGACCTGCGAACTTACATGACGAGTTGGTCGGACCCGTCGCAGAACCCAGCGCACGGCGCACTCTTCCAGGCCGGCATGGGAGGTGCACCAAGGGTCTTCCGGGGTACAGCGGCCGGCGCCGGATCGAGCGGTCAGACTTTGGCATTTGCAGGGTCCCATGGATTGGAACCCGGGCAGGCAGTCACGTTTTCAGGCGAGATTCGTTTCGTGACAGCCGTGCCGGACACGACTCACGTCATACTCAATGCGCCTTTCAGTGTTCTACCGGCAGCGGGAGCGCAAATTGGTGGGACCGTAAGTTACACCCCGGCCACGGAACTGCCGAGCGTCAGTATTTTCGATTACTGGAGTCCCACGACAGCGGTGCAAAGGATCCTCTGCGGCGCCGCCGTGAACCGCTTTCTGATCCAAGTCAACGGAGATTATCATCAATTCGAGTTCAGCGGCGTGGCGCAGGATCTTATCGACAACACGAGTTTCAACGGTGACATCGGGGGGATCAGCGCGTTTCCAGACGAGCCAGCAACTGCCGCATTTGACTATTCGATCGTGCCAGGCAACATGGGACAGGCATGGCTGGGGAACGGACCGGATCGGTTCTACACGATTGCGAACGCGTCATTCTTGCTGGACAACGCACTGGATGTAAGAGCTCGTGAGTTTGGCTCCAACCTTCCGCGCAGCATTTCTCCCGGGCGCCGTTCCGTATCGCTGGATTTCGAACTATTCGAACAAGACGATGCCGCGACCAAGAGTCTTTACCAAGCGGCACGGCAGCAATCGCCGATCGAAGTGATGTTCCAACTTGGAGAACAGAATCAGCAATTGGTCGGCGTTTATCTCAAGAGTGTCGTGCCGGAAGTGCCCGAGTTCGACGATAGCGACCATCGCTTACGGTGGCGGTTCCGCGAGTCGAGAGCGCAGGGGACGGTTGACGATGAAATTGTAGTGGCATTCGGGTAAGGATCTGCCAATGACGACACCGGTGACTTACGACGGTACGGCGCGGGTCGAATCCATGGTGATGCCAGGGGTGCACTTCATCTTGAAAAAGATGTCCTTCGGACGGAGGATCGAACTGACCCGCAAAATCCGAGAACTCGCTGAACGCGTGGAATTCCTCTCCGCCGGAGAAAGTCCGAAGGACAGGTTGGACGCATCGCTGCTCAATTCCGAGATTGAACGGGCGTATCTGCTTTGGGGACTCACGGAGGTGGGCGGGTTGGAGCTTGACGGGACTCCAGCTACGCCCGAGTCCCTGATATCCAAGGGGCCGGAACCGCTGTTCCGAGAAGCCCTGGAAGCCATCAAGGCGGAGTGCGGTTTGTCTGAGCAAGAACGAAAAAACTGATCGTCGCCTTTCACTTCCATTTGTTTTCCGACCAGGCCGGGTGGAAGTGCGACGCATGTCGAAAGTCCGGCCTGGATTTGAAGAGGCGGTGCGGATGGCTGGCGCGCACACAGACGGGCCGGGAGCGTGTGGTTTGGGCAAGGAAAAGTGTGGCGATTGAAACCTGCCCAAAGAGTTTCATTACAGCACAAAGCATGGCTTGGCTGGAGGAGTTCCTGGTGAGGCGCAAGTTGGGCCTGACGTGGCCCGAAGATCCTGGAGCGCGAGAGGCAGAAGCGTTCCTGATACTACAGTCTGAGTGGGAGGCTGAGACGCAGAATGGCTAACGGAGTTTTGGAGCAGATACTGCTGGAAGAGCACAAGCGATTAAAGAATGGAACGGGCTCTTCAGAATCGACCGGTCTGTTAAACGCCGTGAAGACGCTGACGAGTGCGAGGACAGATTCGGACCTGAAGCCCGCGCCGCCGGCCAGCATCCCAGCGGCGACCGCAGAAAAGGCCAGCACGTCAGCCGCCTCGACGATTAACAAGGGCTATACATTACCGGCACCGCAGAGTCCTTCGCCGGCGGCAACAACTGCGAACAGCGCCGGCGAAAAGATTGGGCAAACGGCGTTGACGATCTTCACCAGCGGGCTAGGACTGATGCCGCTAATCTCCGGACTCTCAGGTCTCTTTGGAGGTGGCGATCCGGCCGCGCCTCAACCTCTCGCGAAATACGCCATGCCTCGACCAATCCAGATTACTGCAGCGAACTCCCGAGGCGGAGGAT